TCGTACTCTCGACCTGGCCAGTGCCGGCAGTAGTCCTTCATGTTATCCACGCCGCAGATGTTACAGAGCATCTTCTCCGGGACAGTGGAGGTGGAAACCTCCTTCTTAATGCCCCCGACGATTTCGGCGATCAGGTCCTTATTGGAGTCGGTCTTAACCATGTAGATTTTTGTTACCAGCTCCGTGTGGAGTTCGCCCAGGTCCGTCTGCTTGTTGGCATCCTGGACCAGCTCGGTGTCATAGATGCGGGCGATTTGACTGTAGGCCGCCCGATTATGGTCCATGAGTACCGTCTTGCCGGGGTACAGCTTGCGCAGATCCTGCAGCGCCTTCAGATTAAAAGGCATATGGTTCCGGTCGTCCTGCTCATTGTCCGCGACGGATGCCTTGAAAATGAAGACGTCGTCTGCCGACACCGGGCTCAGAGTGTACTTGTTGATCTTCTTCAGGTCCGCGTCCGTACACTCCAGAGGGGATACGCCGGCGACCTTACAGACTACGCCGGGAGTAGCCTCCGGGTCGTTATAGTCCTCTAGCAGCTGCTTTTCCTTATCCATTCTCTTCTCCTCCTTCCTCTGTGGTCTCTTCTGGAGCATCCTGGTCGGGTGTCTCAGCCGGTTCTTCCTTTTCATATTGGATACCGGCCAGGTCGACCGGGATGCTCGCGCCATTGCCCAGCAGCTTGTCGCCGCCGTCTTTCGCCTCCAGGTCCAGCATGGCCCGTGCCTCGTTCGGCGTGTAGATAAAGTTACTCACGCCAGTGGACAGGGTATTGATCTGGGTGGCCAGGTCGGCCCGGAGGATCACTGCCACGTTGAACTTGAAGTGGTAGCCCTGGTCCACTTCTTCCGCGGACAGCAGCTTGTAGGTCAATTCCTCCTCGTACTGCTTGATGATGTAGAGGAGGGTATCCACATAGAAGCTCAGCTGCTGCGCCTCGGCGCTGGCGTAGCTGGACTTGGTCAGGTCATTGTACTGGTAGGGCTTGATACCGAAGGCGGCGGCAATCTGGCCGCTGGTATACTGTTTCACCTCAATGAACTGGTTGTCCGCCAGCTTCACATTCAGCGGAGTGAGGGAGAAGCCCAGCGGAATCGGGATGATATTCTCCACACCTTTGTCCGCCAGGCCGCCCTTAGCGTAGCTCTCGATGTTCTGCACCAGGGTCTGCACGTTGGCCTCGTTCAGATTCCCGGTGTAGTTCAGCACCGCCTTGGCCGTGAAGCCGGACTCATACATCCGATTTAGCATTTTCTGGGACTTTACAGCCCCGCCGATGGTACTCCGCAGCTGGTCCTGGACGGAGATGCCCACCAGGCCGTCGAAACTGTTGGAGCTTTTGAAGTGCAGGATCTCCTCCGAGCCGAATTTATACAGCTTTCCACCGGCGGAGTACAGGTAGTAGATGTCCGGCTGGTCTGCCAGGGCCTTGGCATCGTCGTACCAGACCTCCACCTGGGCGGAGGGGAGGATCCACAGCTTCATATGCTTGCCGGCCCCTTGAATCCACACATAGGCGTTGCCCCAGTGGTTTCGGTTATATTCCACCGTGGACCAGAAGGAGGTGGCGGTCATGTACGGATTCGGCCTGTCATGCAGCAGCTTGTACAGGTCATGGCCCCGCATGTTCGTCACGCCATTCTTGTCGTTGTAGCGCAGCAGTTTCAGCGGCATCTTGCCGATGGCCTCGGACAGGATCTTCAGGCAGGCGAAGTAGGTGGCCTCCGCCAGGACCTTCTCGTCGGTGTTCGGGTCGATGCCCAGGAACTTGTACAGCTCATTCAGCTGCACCGTCTCCCGGTCGTTTTTCTGGATGACACGGCGGAAGGCGGCCTGGATTCTTTTGACTATGTTCATAAAATCACTTCCTTACTGTTTCCAGCCCATGGCAATCAGGTATCTGTCCAGCTCGGACTCTACATCCACAGCAGGCTCGCCGCCGTGGGTGATTAGCATAAGGGCGTGGGCGTCGATGATGGCATCCACCGGGTCGATGCGCTTGAACCTGGCGCCGGGCTTCTTATCAATTTTGATTTCCTCGAAGCTATTCCGCACGATGGCTGCATTGACGATGGACCAGGTCAATAGCTCATTCCGCTGGTCGTACTCGATGCGGCCACCTTTGACCAGCAGCTGCATGGCCACCGTGGCGTCATTCAGGCTGCGAGCGGACTGGGTGATGGTCACCACCGGGCAGCCCAGGGCCTCCAGGTCTTGCATGACGCCAGCCGCGTTGTGCGGGTCGATGCCGATGCCCTGGTATTGAAGACCCAGCCGCTCCCGCAGTTCCGTCAGCTGCGCCACAATGAACTTGTAATCGTTCATGAAGTCCGTGCTGCCACCGGTGACGGTGACAAGGCCCTGCTGTTCCCACAGGTCATAGGGTGCCAGGTCCGTCTCCACATGCTCCTCCAGCCGGCCACGCGGCATAAAGCTGTGGGTATGGAGGTAGTAGCGGCCGTCCGGCAGCGGGAACTCCAGGGCCAGGGTGGTAAGGTCTCCGCCGCTGGACAGGTCCAGGCCGACCCAGCATTCCCGATGGCCAGCCTCCACGATGTCTGTCAGCGTCCGGTCTGAGCCGCAGGCGGCCCATGCGTCAGGGTCGAAGGCCTGCAGGTCGGTGTTCTTGACCCACATATTCATGGACTTGCAGAGGAAGTCTCGCAGCTCCATGCCTCCCATATCCCTGGCGGTCTTTGCGTCCTGGCGCAGGGTCTCCACCCGCTCCTCATCCAGGCAGAGGAAAGGGTTTGCCTTGACCCAGTTCCGCTCGTCCCAGATGTCATCCCCGTCATCCAGGCAGTAGATGTCAATAAAAAAGTCCTCCGCAGTCGTAGTGCCGCGCAGGACGTTGATGGCGTAGTCATCCATCTCTTTACAGAAGCTATTCAGCTGGTCGCCGCGGGTGGTGATCATAGAGACCAGAGTCTCCGGCAACGACCGTGTGCCGTTATAAAGTGCTTTATATACTTTGTTGTCTTTGTGCTGGTGGATCTCATCCACGGAGCAGAAGATGGACCGGAAGCCATCGTCCAGGCCCGCTTCGCGGCTCAGCGCCTCAATGCTGCAGCCGGTGCCCGGCACTTCGATGACGCTTTTATAGTCCTTGACGGTGAACAGCTCGCCCAGGTCCGGGTCCACCTTGACAAACTTGGCCATCTCCTCCCAGGCCAGACGTGCCTGGCGCTTCTTTGTGGCCACGGTGAACAGCTTGCCGTGATTGTAGCCGGAGAAGCCTGCCACATAGGTGCCCATGATACCATTCTCGAAGGTCTTTCCGTTCTGCCTGGCCATGGACTTGTAGCGGCGTCGGAAGCGTCGGCAGTCATTGGCCGTCTTCTTCCAGCCGAAGGTGCAGCCGATGTCAAAGACCTGGGACGGGATGAGCTTCACCGGCCGGGGCTGTGCGCCTTCCGCGATGGTCAGCGTCTCCGCATAGGCCAGGACCCGCTCCGCTGCTTCGGGGTCCCAGTAGTAGGGGAAGGCCTCCGTCCTCTGATGCTCCAGGTCTTTCAGGTGGCGCCGACAGGCCAGCCGGTGCAGTTCGCCGCAGATGATACCACCGGCCACGACCTCCTGAGCGTAGGCGGTGATGCGGTCGATCATTCCGCCCCAGCCACCTTTCCAAACTTGGCAAACTTATTGACCTTTGGCTCCTCGTCCTTGACCGGCACCTGGAGCTTGCAGCGGCTGGAGATGGTCAGACCCAGCTCTCTCGCAGTTACGCTTGCCTGTTTGAAGTAGCGGTCCTGGCGCCTGTCCAGCTTGTCCAGCAATTCCGCCCAGGCGACCATAGCCTCGATGTCCGCATCTTTTGGCTGCTGCTTCTGTGCCTTTCGCAGGTCTTTGACTGCCCGCTCGTATAGATCCTGGGCGGTGACATATCTGGCCAGGGCCTCGCAGTCCGTCTCGCCCATGATGCGGATTTTCTGCAGCTGCCCGGCCAATTTGACAAATTTCTTTTTTTGTGCCGCGGTCAAAAAAGACGGGGCGACAATGTCATCCTGGCTGGGCTGAATTTCGGCAGCGCGGCGCGTTTCGATCTCCAGCTTGGTCAGGTTCTTTTTTCCTTTTGCAATCACCAGCTCAATGGGTTCTCGCGGTCTCGCCATGTCGCCACCTCCTTTTCTTAAAAATTCGATTTAGGGACTTTTTGCTACAAAGAGT